CTCATCCCGGAGCTCGTCTACCCCAAGTCCCGACTGAGCCACCAGACCGGATGAGCGTCCTCATCGGCACCGTCACCCGAATCGGCACTGGACCCACGCAGGTCTGGGTCTCCGTCCCGCGCCGCGCCACCGGCGGCCTGTCCATCGGGCCGATGGAGGTGGCCACGGTGACTGGCGGGTACAGCGTGGGCGACCGGGTGATCCTCGGACAGATTCAGGGCGGCGCGGAGACCTACGTGGTGCTCGGCCGGATCGCCACCTGAGTGCCCTACGCTGTCACCCATGGCCTTCGTCCTCTCACACCCGTTCCGGTTCCAGCCTGGCGGCGGACCGGCTGCCACCGTGCAGGAGGGCAGCGACCAGTACAAGGCGGAGCAGATTGCGATCATGCTGATGACCCATCCGGGGGAGCGGCCGCTGGTGCCAGACTTCGGCGTCGCAGATCCGACCTTCGTCGGGGTGGAGGAAGCCGCGCTCGCCACCGCGATCGCCGAGTACGGGCCGCCGCTGACCATCCAGAGCGTGACCATCACCACGCTTGACGCCACCTCCGAGAACGTCGTCGTCGCGTTCGTCTGACAGGAGCCTGCCCGTGGCATCGCCTGACCTCTCCGGGTACGTCGACCTGACGCTGGACGACCGCACCGCCCAGGACGTGTTCGCCGGCGCCATCACCAACGCCCTGTCCCGAACGCCTGACTGGACGCCGATCGAGGGCGACATCGGGGTCACCGTGATGGAGGCGATGGCCCTCGAGGTGAGCGAGCTCATCACCGCGGTCAACCGGGTGCCCGGCGCTGTCGCCGAGGTGGTCTTCGACCAGTACGGCATCGTCCGCTTCCTCGGCACCCAGCCCACCGTCACCGTCGAGTTCACCGCCTCCGACGCGCTCGGCCACGACCTGCTGGCCGGCATTCGGGTGGTCCTGCAGATCACCGGCGACGACCCGGTGGTCTTCACCACCTCCGCCCCGTTCAGCATCGCGCCAGGCGCCACCACGGGCACCGTGCTGGCCACCGGGGATCGGCTGACCACCGATGCCAACGGCACGCCTGACGGCACCACCCTGCAGATCGCCGACAGTGTGTCCTTTCTGGAGAGCGCCGCCACCTCCGGTGTGGTGAGCGGCGGGGCAGATCCGGAGGCGGACGTCGACTGGCTGGGCCGGGTGGTGGCGAGGCTGTCCCGGCTGTCCGAGGTGCTGGCGGTGCCGGCCTCGTTCCAGAGCGCCGCGCTGGAGAACCCGCTGGTGCTGCGGGCGACGTCGATGGACAACACGAGCACCCTGCCGCCGGTGCGCAACTTCGCCGGGGTGATCTCGTCCACCGGCGGCAGCATCCCCGCTGGCACCACGATGACGTACTACATCTCCGCCGTGAACGCGGCCGGGCACACCCTGACGAAGATGCTGCAGCTCGTCATCCCGGCCGGGACGAACACGAACTCGGTCGCCCTGTCGTGGACGGCCGACGCCCAGGTCACCGGCAACACCCGGACGTTCTACGCGATCTACGCCTTCCGATCGGCTGCCGTGGTGTCCGGCACCACGGGCTACGCGAATGCTGCCATCGTGGCCACCGCGACGACGGCCACCGACATCGGGACCACCATCGCCGGAACAGGCACCGCGGTCACCGGCGCCACGCTAAGCACCTTCGACGCCGCCATGGGCACCGAGGGCGCCAGCCAGGGCTACGTCACCGTCGCGGTGTACGGCAACGAGCAGCCACTGGCGGACGCCGACCTGATCGCGCTGCAGAGTTCGCTGAGCTTGCAGGCGCAAGCAAATCTCGGCGTCGGGGTGCGCAACGCCCACCTGGTCACCCAGGCGATCACCGTCACCGTGCACCGGCTCACCGCGTACACCGCGCTTGCCGTACAGGCGGCGGTGGCCGCCTCGATCACCGCCTGGCTGGATCCGCTGGCCTGGACCTTCGGCCGGTCCATCCGGCCGAACGACCTGGTGGGCGTCTGCCAAAACTCGTTCATCGACGGGTCCGCCACCGGGGTGGACTACGTGACCACCGTGACCACGCCGGCCGGGCCGGTGTCGATGAACGACTGGTACCTCACCACACCCGGCGTGATCACCGTCACCGTGGACAACTGATGCTGCTGCTCTACGCCAGGTCGCTGCTGAGCGTGCCGCTGGCAGATCCGCTGCCCACCACGGAGCCGTTCTACACGGTGGCCACGGAGCGGCTGTACTACCGGCTGCCGGCCTTCATGCGCCGGGATGACGCCCTTCAGGGAACCTGGCCGCTGAAGCGGTACCTGTCGGTGATCTGCGACGAACTTGGCGGACTGGAGGCGCTGTTCGACCGGATCAACTACGTGACTACCGCCGATGGCGGCGCGCCGGGAGACACCTCCGACCTGGTGAACGCGACGACTGCCGACGACGCCTGGGTGCGCTGGCTGGCGCAGCTCTACGGCGTCACCTCGCTGCCGAACAGTCAGACCACCGCGCAGATCCGGCTGAACGCGCAGTCCTTCGCGTCTTCCTGGCGGGCCGGGACGAAGGCGGCGATCGCGGCGGCGGCAGGCGCCGCGCTGACCGGGACGAAGTTCGCGCTGGTCTTCGATCACTCCAACGACACCGCCGGGCTGAACGCGGGCACCCCGTGGGACGTGCTGATCTACACGCTGCCCAGCGAGACCGCCTCCACCGCGGCTGTCATCCAGGCGGTGCTGGACGCCGGTGCGAAGCCCGCCGGGGTCACTCTGTACGCGGTGACCGGACTGGCCTCCTGGGACACCGTGCAGGCACTGGCCGCCACCTGGGACGCAATCGAGGCGCTGGGATCCTGGGACGCCGTTCAGACCTTGGGGCTCTAGGGGCGCTACGCTCACCGCAGACCGGAGGACGCATGGCTATCACCCTCACCCCGCGCTTCGCCTTGGACCAGTGGGGCGCTGGCACCGACCCGGTGACCCGGGCGCAGTTCAACGCGCTGCTGGCGTCCCTCGAGGCGCTCGGCGTGGCTTACGCGACCGGCACCCGGGCGGCCCGGCCGGCGGCAGGCACGATCGGCCGGATCTACGTAGCGAACGACACGCTGGCCTGGTTCTGGGATACCGGTGCGACCTGGGTACCGCTGGGCAACTTCGAGGGCCCGCAGGTGATCAAGGCGGCATCCGGTCAGTCGCTGGACCTGCTGGACCTGAAGAGCTCGGCGGGCACCACGCTCGCCTCCGTCGACATCAACGGAGTGATCCACGGCAAGGTTGCCGCGCGCGTCACGCCGACGGCGCTCACCCTGGTCACCGGCGCCCTGGACGCCCAGCCGACCTACCTGGGTACGGTGCCAGCCGCGTACTGGCAGGACGCAACGGGAGTGGTGCACCTGCAGGGCACCATTCGGATCACCGACATGTCCGGTGGGTTCGACTGCTGCA